TTGCTAAGAATGTAACGGCTAATCATACATTGCTTGTGCAATCCCTGTCTGATATTTTGACTGACTCCCTGGCATCGGGTACATATGCTGTTGCAGAGGCTGAGAAGGGCGCTCAGGGCATATTTAAACGAGCAGCTGGTCTTGCAGGAACCCTTAAGCAAAATACATTAATTGAAATGGGCAATATTGTCCAAGATGTGAGGAGAGGGAAGGCAGTTAAGGCGCAACGCTCTGCGGCAGGAGTCGGACCAGCTCAAACTAGCCGACCCGCTGTTCGAAAGGCATCTCAGGCAGCAAGTAAGCTTGAAACAGAGGCAATACTAAATAAAGTAACAGGAGGGAAAGGAGCCGCACCTGCTGCACCTGCTGCTCCCGCTGCTCCCGCTGCTCCTGCCGCACCTGCTGCACCTGCCGCACCTGCCGCACCTGCTGCGCCCGCCGCACCTCCTGCGCCTCCTGCGCCTCCTGCGCCTCCTGCGCCCCCAGCGCCCCCTGCTCTTGCTGATGAGCAAATCACAAAAGCACTAGGCAAGGCGAAAGTTGCACAGATTGCTAAAATAGAAAGTCAGATTGCCGCAATGACCGCAGAGCAGCTTGCATCAGAAAGCGGCTTAAAAGTCCAAAAGGCTCAGAAAGAACTAAAGGCAAAATTAAATACACTCGTTAAAGCACAAACTGAAGTCGCCGCTGCCCAAGCTAATGCTGAAGAGCTAGGTCGTTCTACAACAACTAGATTAAAAGCAGCAAAAGAAAAACTTGTTGGAGCAACGAATAATGCAAAGACCGCTACCGATAAGCTCGCCAGAGCGGTCTCCGCTGCAGCGACTAGTGTTGCTGCACCAACCTCTGCTCCGAAACCCGCACCCGCTCCTCGGCTTGGCCCTACTGCACCCGCTACACCTTCTGCCGTTACTGCTCCGAAGATAAATATAAAAGACCTGAAAGGTATTGTGCCAGACACCGACTCGGGTTCAAGTCGAATAGTCAAGGCGGTTAAAGAGACCGCTGTAAGTTTTGATAAATCACTCGCTAACTTCTTTAAAGGACCGAACTTCTTCCAGGGACCAAACATTTTCCAAGGGAAGCTGATAACGGCGGATAAGTTAAAATTCAATATAACCGATAGAGCAAAAGATGCGTCTAGGCTTGCCAAAGCAAGAGGCGATTTGATTGATCCAGATGATCCACGGGCTGTTGCGGCAAGGCAATCAATGGCAAGAAGGAATTTTGCTAAATTAAAAGGTCGGATAGAAACAAGAACTGGTAAGTCATTAACAGACGATCAACTTGCTAGCCTAGGCAGAAAAACTGGATATACTTTACCAAAAGGTTTAGTTTCAAAACCAAAAGCTCCAGTATTCCCAACACCAACTGGTGCTGCAATACCAAAAGCCCCTTTCTTCCCAACGCCATCTGGTGCTCCGATAGATAAGATTACAAAATCACTAGGTACTCTTCAAGCAAAAGTTTCGAGTGTATCAAATGCTATAACTAGCAAATTAACTGGCGCAATGTCATCCGCATTTAAAGGTGCATCAGATGCCGCTGCGGGATTGGGCTCGGCTTACGCAAGAGCTGGCGGTGGCTTTATCGCCTCGCATCTAAAGTTGGCATCTTCTGGGTTGAGTGTGCTGGCAGAGGGGTACCGAATTTCATCTACGGCGGCCTCAACATTTACCAAGATGTCGCTAGCAGCTTCTCGTGCTGCGGATAAAATTGGTTTTAGCGGTAAATTAACGAGCTCAGTAATAAAAGATCTCGGATTTGCGTTCGGAAAAGTCGGAAGCGTACTCGCCTCAACAACTAATGCGGAATTTAAAACATTCCTATCCACCTTGCAAAGATCAAAAGTAACTAAGGCCTGGACATTTATGTTGACTGCGGGAATGATTACTTTTGTTAAATCATTGAAATCTGCCATTATGTATCTCAATATATTTGGCAATACCCGTGCAAGAGTGGAAGCAATGCGGGCGGCAATCGCAGCTCTGCCTGCTGGAGTTAGTAGGTTTAGAAAATCACTCGTAGGCCTAGCTGCCTTCACTCAGATAGGAGCGGCTCTAAAAGCTGGCTTTGGCGGAATTCTAAAAACAATTTTCTCAGTATTAGCAATTGCTATCAAACTCAATGCCGCAATGCTGTTGTTTGCTCCAATAGTTATTGTAATAGGCGCAATATTTTTCCAATTGAAGAGAGGAGTCACTGATAATTCTAAAGCAATAGCTATCTTGAAAGAGGGAGTTATTTTAATAAAGGGAGCCTTCTATGCATTAGCAAATCCAATTATGGACATTATAAATGCTTATGGTGGATTTACAAAAGCAACCGATCAAAGCGGAAAAACTGCTGGTGTAATTTACACCCTTGCAAGGGCGTTCAGGGCGGTTGCTAAGGCATTTAATGACTTCGCAAGAGGCACTGGCGCTAGTTTTATGAAGAATACGCTCGGCCCTGTTGTTATTAGATTAGTAAACAGATTCATCCTTTTAGGTAGAGCGATAAAAGGGGCGTTCTCGGGATCCGCAAGTGCTAGCAATAATTTTAAAGCATTCCTCCTTTCTCTTCTGTATGAAGTTTTGGCGTTTACTTCAAAAATTCTTGGTTATATGGAAACACTACTCCCTCATCTTGGCGGTGTTATCGGAGCGATCATTGGAGGTGTTGCAAAAGCAACCATAAAGATGCTTGAATACCTTGGCGGTTACGCTCAAGAAATCGCCATCCTATTTGGATCGCTAATAGCCGGAATCGGTATTGCCCTGCTTCCATTTACGGTGGGGGCCTCAGCAAAAATTGTTGCCGTGGGTGGGGCGCTGGTAACAGTCGGGCTTGCTGGGGAAGTGATTGGTAAGAAACTTGCTAAATCTAGTGGTGATATCGATAAATGGGCTTCTGGAGTTGGTCAGTCAATAGCTAACGGATTGGGCTCGGTCGCTGGGTCTGTAAATAACAAAGTTAAAGAAGGCATGGACAATATAGATAAATCGTATGCCAAGAAAATTGGAAGAGGAATAAATAAAGCACTTGCTGATGGAACAGGAGACCCTGATGGTATTAAGAAGGCAATAGATGAGTCCCTTAAGAAAAATGCCCCCGCCGCAACGGCTGGTGGAGAGGCGCTGGGGTCTGCAATAGCTAAGGGCATGAAAAAGAAGTTGCTCGAAGTCAAAGAAGACTTTACTGGCAGATTCTTCTCCAGAGCTGATGCTGGTGTCGATAGATACATTGACACATTAAAGCGAGGTCTTGATGATCAGAAAGATAAGGCACTAGAGGCTTTTGATGCGCAAATAGATGCAATTGGTCAGCTTGCTGACGCAGAAGAAAGATTGACGGCAAAAATAGAGTACGAAGAAAAGAGAAGGGAGATGATCAGGACTAAGGCCCTAGATCGAGAAAATTATTTACGAGAAAGAAAAGTTGCTTCGTATGAAGGCAGAACGGAAGATGTTCGATCACTCGACCTCTCATTCCAGAAAACAGAAAGGGATTCCAATAAAGAGCTTAAAGATTTTGATTTAGAAAGAGTTAAGACGCAGCAGTCTGAGCAAAGAGAAAAGGCTATTGATGTAATCAATAAAGAAAAAGATTTGCTCGTTAAGCAGTATGAGCAAATGTTTAGAGACTTTGATAAGCAAATTGAAGACATCAAGACAGTTGGCTTCTCCACAGAGGATGAGTTTAAAACATTGCTATCAAGACTTGGTGTTGCATCTCAAGGTTTCTCCGATGAAATAGCTTCAACATTTGATACTGCAATGAATAGCCTGCCTATGTCTATAAATGAAGTGAGTGACAGGTCAATCGGTATGTTCTCGACTTCAATGGATAAGCTGGTGGATGAGGCTAAATCAAAATTTGGAGCAGCCAATGGCACTGCTAATGCTACATCAATACTTGGAGCCGCATACATGTTGGCAACAGGAATGCCTGATGCATTCAAGACAGCATTTAATGATGGAATCATTGCCCAGTATGTAACTCCTTGGTCTAGCAAAGTTACTGCATCAATTGCTGGAATCATACCTAGAGATTTGTGGGTTGAGGCAGCCGGTTTCGCACTTGTTGAAATGGTCAATGAGTTGAAACGGAGACTTGTTGCCCTCAAGGGAACTTTATGGGCGGAATTTAAGGCAATCTTTGCCGCAATGCCTGAAGCTGATTTCCAAAGAGTATTTGGCGGAGCATTTGCAGATCTAGAGGATATTAAAGCAAAGATGACTGGGTTATTCGCTGAGATAGTAAGTATCGCAGCAGAGATCAACACAATCGAAATAAGCAGGGAGCAGGCGGACAGTGGAGGTGGAGGTGAAGGTGCGGCTAAAGGCTCTACTGACGGAATTGCACCTGGAGAGTCGATGGGCAATAGGGATCCAAAATATGGAGAGCACCTAGTAAGAAGACCTCTCATCCCTAAGGTAGCTATTGAGGTTGGTGACGAAAAGAGTGGCGGTGGTTTCTTTAGCTCGATAGCGGATGGTGCAAAAAATCTTGCCGACATGCTTGGTCCTGTTAAAACAGCAATACTTGGAGCCGTTGGTGCAATAGCAGGGTTCTTCTCTCTTAAAATTTTGTTTGGAATAATACAAGCTGCCTTTGCAAAGATAATTTCGTTCATTGCAGTTTTGGCTACGGCAAGTGCGGCAGTAGCGCTAACAGTGGGTGTGATCATAGGAGTGCTCATATATTTATACATTAAAGTGGAGGCCTTTAGGAATTTTGTAAACAATGTCTTTACAAAGGCATGGGAAATTCTTGGCACTGTAGTCACGGGTGTGTTTGATGGAGTAATGCTGGCAATCAATGGAGTTTGGGATTCCATAAAGGCAATCGGTCAGAACATATTGGGCTTCATGAAAGAAATATGGGGTGCCATTGGCGGAATTGTTAAAGATACTTTCAACAAGATTGTTTCATTCTTTGTCGATGGTTACAATGCTCTTAAAGACAATTTTGCAAACCTAGCATCTAGCATTTGGAATTCCTTCAGCGGAGTAGCAGGTGCTGTGTTTGATGGGATTAAGGAAATACTGTCCCCCATAATGGAGCTTGTAGGAAAAATTGCTGCAGGAATCGGCATCGCTATTGGCATTATTGTTGGCGCTGTTATGGCTGTCGTGGGCGGAGTAGTCGTCGTAATTGTAAACATCTTTAACGCAATCAAGGGTCCATTATTCTCAGTAATAGGTTTCGTCATGGATGTCATTGCGAAAATATACGATATCGTAGGCCCAGTTCTTGAGTTCGTAATTGGTATGGTTGCGAAAGTCATATCTGCTCCGTTTAAAATAATAAATGGAGTGATTGATTTGGTTATCAGCATGGTATCTGGGATATCGGGAGCGATTATCCCAATTGGTTCAATAATTCTTAATGTCCTTTTAGCGCCGTTTAAATTGTTGATAGATGTATTCAAAAAAATTGCTGAAAATCCAATTGTCAGCTGGGTTGCTAGATTCGTCGCCATGCTTGCTCTTGTAGCTGCAGTTATTGCAACATGGGGTGTCAAGCTAGCTCTTGAAGCCGTTTGGGGCATGATTAAGAAAGTCGGGGACATACTGTCCAGTCTGGCAAAGATTGTAATTGATGTGGTTGGCACTGCGTTTAGTTTTGTTAAAGACTTGGTTCTTGGCGTGTGGGATGCAATCTATAGTAAAGTTACAGGGTTTATCGATTGGTGGCATGAGAATATCGGATCCCTCTGGTTAATATTTGTTGCGGTATTCGCAATCTTGTACGAAGCGGCAAGATGGTTCTTTAGTTGGATGAAAGACACATTCGGTCCAATACTTGCAAAAGTATGGGATGGTTTCAAGGATGCTGTTGGTGTTGTGTGGGATCTTTTGAAGCAAGTTGGTTCTTGGATTGGATCGGCATTCAGTGCGGCTTGGGATGTGTTAAAGAAAGCAGCTTCATTGTTCTGGGACTATCTGGGCGGGGCTATTGGTTTTGCTTGGGGCATCATGAAGACAGTTGCTTCATGGATCGGCACAGCATTTGGAGCCGCTTGGGATTTCTTAAAGAAAGCAGCTTCACTGTACTGGGATTACCTAAGTTTCATCATTCCGTTTGCATGGGGTGTTTTGAAAAAAGTTGCTGGCTGGATTCAGACCGCATTTGTTTTTGCATGGAATGTCCTTAAGACTGCCATTAGTTTTGTGTGGGATGTAATTAAGGAAGGCGTAAATGCTGTACTTCCAACGCTCACTATTTTAGCTAATTTTATCGGAACAGTACTAGGGGCGGCTTGGGATATTTTGAGGCAGGGTATTAGTTTTGTTTGGGATGCAATTACAGTTGGCTTTGATTTGGTATCCCCAACTCTTGGCTTCTTTGCTGACATTGTGGGCAATGTCCTTGGGGGCGCATGGGGATTTTTGAAAGAGGGTGTGAATTTTGTCTGGGATGCAATCACAGCGGGTTGGAGCTTTATATCCCCAACTCTCGGCTTCTTTGCTGACATTGTGGGCAATGTGCTTGGTGGTGCTTGGAATGTTCTAAAAGAAGGTATTGGCTTTGTTTGGGATGCAATCAAAACGGGCTGGAACTTTGTGTCTCCAATACTCGGTTTCTTTGCTGATGCCATAGGAAAAGTTATTAGAGGTGCTATTGAGAAAGTTATAGATATCTGGAATGCCTTGAAGGGAGCGTTCCAAGCGGTTTGGGATTTTGTTCAGCCGATAATTCAAAAGTTTGGTGACTTTATAGGTAAGGCTATTAGGGGCTCTATTGAAAAAGTCGTAGAAATTTGGAATGGACTGAAGACGGCGTTCCAGTCAGTTTGGGATTTCATTCAACCAATAATTTCAAAAATTGGTAATTTCATTAAAGATGTAATTGGCGGTGCAGTTGATTTCATCTCAGCAGCGATAAGTGCGATCCCAAGTGTGTTCAAAACTATTCTGAACAGCATAGCGGGGCTATTCAATAGAGTAGTCGATCTTCTCGGCAACTTCGCATTCCCCAAAACAATACTCGGAATCCCTGTTCCAATCATTGGCGGTAAAAAGGTTTCTGACTTTATTGAGCTACCTTATCTTCCAACACTTTACAATGGCGGCAAGGTTGGTTCGTACATGAAGGGCGGTATGACATACATGAATGGAGGTATGACATATATGAAGGGCGGCATGATGTATGGTGCTGGCGGCATGACATACGGCCCAGCGCAACAGGCTGTTCCTGCGATCTTGCATGGCGGAGAATATGTAATTAATCATAAAGCGGTGCAAAGAATTGGAACCGATGCTCTTGACCGCATGAACTCGCTTAGAATATCAAAGCCGAATTTGCCAACAATGCCAAGTGTTCCAAGTATAAATATGTCTAACATGAGAGCGAGCAATGTGCCTGGAGCGTCCAGCACTGGCACTGGTTACTCCACTCAGAATGTAAATATTTATGTTGATAATTTCATAGGCGAGCCTGAGTGGTTTAAGGGTATGATGAAAGAATACAATACAAAAGTATTGCCAAGAAATCAAAAAGCGGCGGGGTTGGAAAATAGAGTAATCAATACCTATAACGGCATTAACAGGGGGATGTAGTGAATACTAACTCTTTATTGACCATCAATGGAACTGCGGTGACTGAGCATGGTAGGAAAATTTCACTTACTGAAGAGATTTCTGCTAATGATATTGAGCTCGCATCCGGGCTTAGGCGGCGGTTCTACAGTACAAATAAAAAACAGTTTTCTGTAACTTGGTCCTACCTACCTGATCTGCAATCAAAAACTTTAGATGCAAAACCGGGTCGTAATTTTCTACTGGCACTGGCGAACACTTCTGCCGTAGCGCTAGTTAGCATCGCCCTTGAGCCCGGTGAATCTCCCGTTGAGTATTCATGTTATCTTGATTCTTATAGTGAATCATTACTTAGAAAAGACTTGTCAACTAAATGTTCATATTATGACGTTTCTTTGACATTGACGGAGCAATAAGAGATGTCAGATAGTTTCTACTCTTTTAGTGAACCGTTTAACAGTGGTATAGATTTCTATAAAGCTGACGCTGCTGATGTTACAATTGATATTACTGTTAGTTCATCATTAGCAGCAGAAGTAAAAAAAATATCTCTTGCAAACACTGCAATCAATTCAAATTTAAACCTTACATCTAATTTGAGCAAGATAGCTTATGCTTCCGCTAATCTAGCAGTAGATGGCGCAACAGTAGTTGTCGCAACAGAAAGGCAGGATGGTTCCGTTGTAATAACGGCAGAAGTCTTTGTTGCAACTAATATTACAAAAATAGCATTCGCCAATGCGTCTCTATCGATTGAGTCAAACGCCGCGTCCAGTGCTACTAAGCTATCAGCGGCTTCTTGCTCGCTAAGTTCTGAATCAAACTTAACATCTGTTGCAAAAAAGATTGCCAAAGCTCTGTCGCAAATAGCCCCCAACTCCACAATGACGGTTGGAGTGAAAAGGATTGCTACTGCTCTTGTAAGTCTTACTGGACAAATTAATCTATCAATTGCTGGAAAAATTACTCTTGCAACAATAAGAATAAATATTTTAAATAACGCAAATATTAGTGTGAAGTCAATTAAGTTTGCTATTGATGGGATTATGGACCTGTCGGCTATTCAGTCGTATATGTTAATTGATGACAAACCAATCACAAGCCATAACAGAAAGTTCGACTCCAGCTTGGAGCCCATATTTGTTCAAAATAAAAATTGGAACAACAGGAAGACTAGGTATTATAAATCTACATCTAGATCGGGCAGGCGAGTCTTTAATCTGTCATGGTCATGGCTTCCCGGTTCCCAGGACCACACTGTCGATGGCAATAGGGCGAGGGATTTTATAAGCAGTATCGCTTCGGATCCAAGTCATCATACTTTTAAAATAATTGATCTAGACGAGACAGGAATCACCCCTCCCACCGAGACGAGCTATAATGTATTAGTTAAAGACTACAGCGAGACGCTTGTTCGAAGGGATTTAGATAATGGTGTATACTGGTGGGATTGCTCAATAAGCATGGAGGAAGTGTAGATGCTTGAATACGGCCTGTATGGCAAGGAAATATCAAGCTCTTTCAATAGCGCCTACACATCGATATCGCAAAAAGTAAAACCACTGATCATAGTGGATTGGCTAGATAGTCGTCATGTCGATAAGTTTGGAAACACTGAGATTGCCTCAACAACATCTACATTATCCCAGCCGACCAGTGCCTTTGTGCAGTCAAGCGCATCGGGTATGCTCGCCAATGGCAGGTCTTTGTCAGAAAGAGAAATACAATTCAATAGATCACGCCATGCTAATTTTTATTTTACTCCAAATGAATCAATTAATGGCATAGAACGACAGTCATTTACTTGGGCTGTGTGCGATGCTAAAGATGTAAATGGTAAAGTGATTACAGCAAATGGTCAATGGCATTGCCTTCCTTCTACGAAGGATGAAAATTATGAATTCGGCTATCAATCTTCGTCAAAAAGCACAAGCAATTTACATGCTACCCTGAACGGCTATGAGTTTTCCTCCCCGGTTGTAATGACATATGCATTTACAGAAAGAAAAGTTAATGTTATTAATGTAATAACATCTGAGTACAATGGTCAAATTAAATCTTATAATGTAAAAGCATACAATCAAACTGTTAATTTAGTTTACAATGAAGATGCTGAAATACCAGAAGATTCTTATTTTTTAGAGCACAATTTAATTGGTGTATCTAGTAATAATATTAATAAAATAGTTGTTACTGTATACACAACAAAGAATCCTTTGGATCATGCAAGGGTTAATGAAGTGTGCCCGATTTACAGAGAGGATATGACTGATTATGTCATTAACTTTGATGTCTCAAAAGTAAGAGATGTCCATGAAACCAGTCTGCCAATAGGCGGAAGCGGCAGCTCGACATCTTCAATAACTTTTGATAACGGCGGCAAAGATTTTAATTTGTTTAGTTCATCATCAACATACGGCAAGTACATGAAGAAAGACATTCGTGTAAAAGTCTCCGCTGGGTGGGGTATCGGTAGTGCAAATCAAGAGTCGGCCTCTGCCGTACTATCTGCAAATGTCACTTCAACAAGTAATGTTTGGACAGTTAACAGCGTCAACGATTTCCCAGCGGGCGGGGTTGGTGATGACTATGTTTTAACTATCAATAGTAGTAATATTTATAAAGAAAGAGTCTTGGCTCGAAAAGGTACTGGTAATTCATTTGATATTATCGAAAGGGGAATCGGAGGAACAGTTGCGAGAAGCCATGCTGCTGGGTCCGCAATATTTTTTGATGCGTTTGAATACGCACCGTATGGAATATTTTATGTTGATGAATGGCAGGGTTCATCATCAAGCATGACAGTAAGTGCCAATTTAACTGATCGAAGCAAGTTTGGTCAAGAAAAAATGATTACAAAAGGCTTTCTACTTCAAGAGGTGACGGTAGCGGAAGCAGTTGAGCATTTGACGCTGATGACTAATTATCCAAAATCAGATATTGAATATCTTCTGAATCCAGCGAAAACTTATGCCAAAAGCAATTGCATTCTTCATTTGGGCTTTGATGAAAAAGATGTGGACAGGGCGAGCGCTCAAAGGATTGTTTCAAGTTCCTTAAGGGCTAGAATAGTAGAAATACCATCTACTGATTTAAATTCGGTGCGAGATATTAAGCTGGATGCAAATGATAGGAACCGTTCTTCTTATGAGAAGGCTCTTGATATAAATGGTTTTATCGCCCCCTCATTAACCACGACATCGAAAGAGATATCATCAAATAATGTTGTCGCTCTAAACTTTGTTTCGGGTAATTTTACGTCAAAAAATAATGATGTAATTGATAGCTATTTCAATGGCGTTTTTGATGGTTACTACATACCAGCAGAATCTGGTTTAAGAAACATAGTCATATCAATTAATAAAGGCGGAGTTCGTGTTTATCTGAATAAGATTAAAATTATTGATGAATGGTATGTGATAGATACTGGCACTAATACGCCAGAAGTCCTCTATTCTGATTCATACGATATGGTTGCTGGAAAACCCTATGAATTAAGGATTGAATTTTTTACTGAGCAGCACATTGAAAATGAGCCATTTAAGATATCATTGCTAACTGAGCATGATTCAACTCTATATTATATTGACTCTAGCGAGTGCTACACAATGGTTGCTGGCGATAGAATCGGGGTGAAGAATGAGAGCTCTTATTTAACATTTGCATCAAACACATGGACCCCAACAGCCAATGTGGATTATGTAAATAGGTCCTCAAGGACAAATGATGCCGTATACATAGGCCCAGTTAAAATCTCTGAGCCATCCGGGGTTGTCTCGGATCAAGAAAGCAAAAGTATTTTACTTGAATCTAATTCATACTTAAGAGTTCCTTATCATATATCTTATGATGTAACCAACTCATCAAGCGCCTCGCATACTGGCGCTTTCTCGATTGAGCTGTATGCGAAATTTCACACTCCAAGCGTGAGCGTGATTGCGGATCCAATTACCGTCACAAATAGTGGTGCATCCAGCTATTTAGTGAACGGAGTCCCTAATGCAACAATCGCTATGGTTCGCGGGGGGCTTTACACATTTCAAGTTAACGCAACTGGTCATCCATTTTGGATTCAAACATCACCTGGCGCCCACAATCCAGCAAATGTTGTAACTTCTGGAATTGTAAACAACGGAGCTGCTGTTGGGACCATCACATTTCAAGTTCCTGCTGATGCCCCAAGCACTCTGTATTATGTTTGCCAAAACCATTCCGTAATGGCTGGAACAATAACTGTCACGGGAACGACCAGCCCACATGGATCATTCATGGGCGACGGGGAGTATGTTAGCAACTGGAATAACTCAAACTCATCTAGCGGCTTCGAGTTTTTTAACAATTCTTCAGAAAACGGTTTCAAAATAAAAGTTCTTGCTGCAAATTCTGCTGTTTTAACTAAAACAGTATCATCCGCATCCCCTCTTTTGAATTCATCCTTTAGCCATGTGTCAGTGACATACGATGGCTCTTCCTTGAGATATTACACGAACGGTGTTTTGAGGGATACAGAGGTTGTTAATGGGACTCCAATTGCATGGTCATCAAAAGATGTTTGCATAGGGGGAAGGGGGGCTTCGTTTTCCGCAGGAGCAGAGCAACCACCTTCCGCCTTCAGAAGTTTTTATATTGATGAATTCGCTATCTTCAATAAATCCTTTAGTGACAAGGAAGTGTTGAATCATTACATAGAAACACAGATGCAGCCTGTTCGTATCATGCCATTCATTTACGGTAATGATGCAACGGTTCAGGAATTGATTGACAATATAAGCCTTGCTGACCTTGGAAGATTCTATATTGACGAAAACGGAATAGCTAAATACGAACACTACCATAGGTTTTTTGAATCATCTATTGCTCAGCATGCAAATACTCAATTTACTCTTTCAGATACATCTAATATTATAGATGCAAGTTACGCAGTCCAGTTGCAAACCAATAAAGTTGTTGTTAAAGTAAATAAAGTTGCCAATAATTTAGTTTCAAAACAAGGATTGTGGAGAGCGGAAGACCCGACTACTCTTGGAATTACATCTCTTTCGTCTAATGTCAGTAACTCAGCTACTAGTATTAATGTTGTATCTACTGACAACCCTTTCTTCCCAAAATCTGGTTTTTTAAAAATTAATGATGAAATCATTAAGTACAGTGGAATTTCTAGTAACTCTTTTACTTCGGTTGAGCGAGCACAGTTTGATACCGTTGCGTCATCTCATTTAACTACTAACCTTGTGAGAGAGGTAAAGAAGTACGATCTTCTATACGATAAATCACCGGCCTTCAGAGTTGAGAACCCGTTGATCACGAATCTTTCACTAGTGAACCCGCCTAAGGTAGAGATGATAACATTCAATCCCACTCCATACGGAGCTTTGCTCATTGTTGCCGCATCCAACAATACCGTTTCTGGTGAGATTGTGTATCTTGAGGGGGAAAACCCTCTTACCAATGAAAAGAATTTTGCTTCAATTGCGGGCATACCAGTTGTGTTTACCGAAAACACTGGCGATGTAAAAGAGAAGAAAGCCGTTCTTGATGACAACATTAGAAAGTACGGCCTTAAAGAGCTGATAATTGAAAATGAATTCATTACAGACCTTGACCACGCCCAGAGGTTGGCTACTTTTATTATTGACAAAATGAGTGAGCCAGTCCCCATTATTAATTTAAACATCACTCCGATACCCACCATGCAATTAGGGGACCGAATACGAATATCTTCAATGGATTCTTTTGATATAATAGATGGAGACTATTGGGTTATAAGCTCTGACTTTAGCTATAGCGAGACATTATCTCAGTCAATAGTTGTAAGGAAGGTGGTTTAATGGCTTCTAGGTTCTCCTCTGGAATTTCCGAGGGTTGCATATTATTTTTTCAAGGTGGTCATGATCACAATGGTATATCTTCGTCATTAATAGATACAGCCAGTTATTCAATTTATGACTTTGTTGTCGGGAATGTTGGGTCATCAAGCAGACAGGCTAATCAGCAAAAGAATTTTGATAGCTTGAAATCTGTTATTTCAAACATAGTTAAAACAGATGTGCTCGGGCCATCGGGTGTTCGGTTGAATCCTAACTCAATCCAGTCGATACATATAGAAGCCGGTGCTGTTACGGCTAGTGAGCTGTCTGCGAATATTGTATTGGTTAATAATATTATTAGAAGCAGTAATTTCGATGGCAATGTCGCAGCTAATGGTTCAATAACATCAAATGGCACTGTGGGTTGGGCAATATCTGGTGACGGCTCAGCTGTTTTTGATTCTAGTTATATTCGTGGAACAATTACAGCTGGGGCTGTATCAACGCCTGGAATTGATATTGACGCAAACGGGAATCTGACTGCCAATGCTTTTTCGCTTTTTGGAAATGGTGCAATCGTAACATCAAGCGGCAATTTTAGCGTCAGTGCTGGCGGGGCTTTATCCGCAACTGGCGCAAACATTAGCGGGCAAATAGACGCGACATCGGGAACAGTTGGTAACTGGGATATCAGTGGGGGTAATATTATATCTTCAGATGGCAAAATTAGTCTTATTAATGATGATGGGGATACAGTAATTATTGCTCAAAGCGATATCGGGACATTTGCTTCATTAAATGGAGATGGCAGCATAATCGCACTTGAAGACGGTATAGAGACATCAATCAATGTCCCCTATGTTTTTGAGGGCGGGACTGTTTATACTTTTATAGTTAAACAAGTCAGTCAGCCTTTGAATGCGGTCAGGATAGCCCCTGGAAAACTTTTTGTAACAAGCCCAAGCGAGGGAATAGCATTAGATATGACTAACGGAATATTTTCAACTCTTCCAATCCAGAGCACCAGCACGGTTGAGATGGAGACGGGTCAGGTCAATGGTATAGGTATAATATATCCTGGAATTACAACTGGTCCAGGTACTGCTAATTATATGGGGCTTGTTTGGAATAACCCAGATATACGAGGAACAGTTGATAATGTCGTATCGGCTGTTCTTGGAACGGTGTCGGATGTAAGATCAAAGTCAAATATTTTAGATGCAGAAAATACTTGGCTAAATAAATTATATGATTCATTAAGGGTCGTATCTTTTAACCCAGTAGATTTGCTAGACGAAGAAAATCTGCACCTATACCCAAGAAGACTTGGCTTAATAGCTCAGGAACTTAATGAGATTCTGCCTGATCTAGTAGTTTCAGCAAATCCGTATGATGAGGAAGCTTTTCTTTCAGTCAATTATCTTGGGTTGGTCCCTTATTTAATACAAGCAGTACAGGATCTAAACAATCGTGTCAAAGAACTAGAAAGTAAGGTATAATAGATAAATGGCTTACGAGAACTACACTTTTGTATCATGGACAGACGGTACCCCAATCAGCTCAGACAGGCTTGCGCAGATGTCCATGAATATGGAACAAATTCGGGACTTCAATGATGCCAAGCCCGCAGGTGTTCTTGAATTTATACAATTAACAACAAACAATGTTGTTTCAAATGTTAGCAATACAGATACTCAAATACTAGCCTTAACCAATCCTGTTGGCGGGTCTGATCAAAGAGTGACAATACAGCCGAATAGGTACTACAAGGCTACTTGCGTATTCCCTGGGTTCACCATACTCGGTAAAGGCGCTGAGGACTGCAAATTAACTTTAAAAATATTTAATGCGGTCTCAAATGGGTACGCAGGAACTAGTCCTGTTATGGAATGGAACTTCACTCCATCTCCTCATATATTTTACAACACTGCGGCGAACGCTAATGTCTTGACAAGCGGGTCCACCTTCAAGCAAGATAGCGGGCGCGTTGGCGCGGGCACCTACTCTGTCTACCTAGAGTCAGGCGGCGGTCTTAATGCGAATTCATTTTCTGTCTCTGTCTCACGAGTTTTTGGTACATCTGGCGCAACAAACGCTCCTCAAGTTAGCGTTAATCCGACATCAACAGAAAAATTGCAACTTATTATTGAAGACGCTGGCGCAAGCGTATAGTCATGGGGCAACTAGCCTCTAGAAGAGATGACATTGAATGGTCAATAAGAAGTGTCTCTGGAGAGAATAATCCAAACTATGGCGGCGGAAAGTATATTGATGATAAAGGCTATGTTCGGATATTAAATCAAGAACATCCTTTTAGCATTAAAGGTTATATATACGAGCACAGGGCGGTGTTTGAGCAATATCTGGGGCGATTCCTGCAGCCATGGGAAACGGTGCATCATATTAATGAAATAAAGGCTGATAATAGAGTGGGCAACTTATATCTATGTACAGTGCCGGAACATAGCGCTGTGCATAGAGAAGGGAAGAAGCCAACTAATGAGCATCGTCAAAAAATGAGGGCAAATATGAAAAAAAGAAATAAAGAAACTAGAGATGGCAGAGTAAAAAAAATATAAAAACCCATTCTTGACAACATTCCTCATTCAACCGTGTATAATTAACCTTATGAAAATTTGCGAAGCTGATAACTGTAATCAAGAATTTGAACCAAATACGGCAAACCATAAATATGCAGACAAGGAGTGTCGTAGATCAATCGACAGTTCTGGTATCTGCAAATACAGAAGAGAGAAAGGTTTATTCGAAGTGCCTAAAGATCCATTAAGCGGAGAAATCCCTAATTCAGATGCTGAGCTAAGAGTTGCATTCACACGGCTTCAGCAGGAATACAATAAAGTAAAAACTAAGAATGATGATTTAGCTGATGCTATTTATCAAGCGGTGAAAGAAGACATTGCTAATAATAAATACAAGTCAGTTGCTAAGCCAGTCTTGACAAAAAAGAAGGGCGGAGAAGAAGTTGCCGTTGCTGTTCTTGCTGACTGGCAATTAGCAAAGATCACTCCTGATTATAATTCACAAATCTGTGAAGAGAGAATTAATCTTTTTGCTGAAAAGGTGATAGAGCTGACAAACATCCAAAGACAAGACCACCCAGTCAAGGAGTTGAGAATCTGGGCCCTCGGTGACATCATTGAAGGCGAGCTGATATTCCCGGGTCAATCTTTCTTGGTTGATGGCGGTCTGTATAGACAGATCACTGTTGATGGACCACGGATTATGAAAAACTTCATTAACAAAATGTTGGAGAACTTCGAAAAAGTAACATTTGTTGGAGTGATTGGTAATCATGGTTCTATTGGTGGTCGTGCTCGCAGAGACCACGATCCTGAAACCAATGGTGACAGGATGCTTTACCGCATCACTCAGCTTATGTTTGAAAAAGAAAAGCGGATTGAATTTAAGATTCCAGACGGTCGTGGTGAACGACATTGGTATGCTATTGACAAGATTGGGAATTATAAAGCAATGCTCTGTCATGGCGATCAGTTCAATAGTCTTTCATCATTTCATACTTTCCAGAAAAAAGCGTATGGCTGGAAGATTGGCGCTCTTGATGAGGACTTTGATGACATTTACATTGGGCATTTTCATACTCCAACAAAAATGACATTCAACACGGTGCAGTTGAGAATATCAGGCAGCCCTGAATCTGTGAACACATATGCAGCCGAAGTGCTTGCTGCCGCTGGAAGACCATCGCAATCGTTGTACTTTGTACACCCTGAAAAAGGAATGGTTACGGCGGAATATAATTGCTGGTTGAACTAATGCTGGTAAATAAAATTACTGATTTTAGGTGTGTATTTTGCGGTGGTAAGAAGATGATTGGATCTCAATACTATGCTATGCGCAAAAATTGGGTGGATGTTACATGTATTCATTGCGCTGATAGTAAGGATATTGAAGTCAGAAAGCTCAATACGATATTGAGAGCCTTTGACTTAAAAACAATAGAGGAGCGATATGAACTTGCAGACGAAGATCGTAGTAAATAAATTTTACAAATACGCTGATACCATAGTCAAGGTTAAGAAAATTGCAAAAAATTTAAATAAAGTTTATGTAATTGATTTGACCTCAAAAGAAGAAATGGTTCTTCCGTATGCGAATGCTGAGTTAATTATGCATAGGATATACACCATCGGTGAAGTCGCTAAGATTGTTGAAAAAAGATCAGACACTATTCGGAAATACGAAAAGCGAGGGTTGATCCCTAGTGGTAAGAAATTTAATGAAACTTGTAAAAGTTACAAAAATTGGCGCTACTATGAGAGGCAAGATGTTTACGATATGGTATCATTTTTTAACGGGAGGACTCCAGGGAGACCTCCTAGTGAAAAGCAAATTAATGTACAAGCAAAGATAATTAGAATATCCGAAAAAGTTAAACTAGGGAGTAGGTAAGTATGGCACAGTTAAATGAAAATCAAGTTGAGATTTGGGCTTCGGTAGGCATTACGAAGAACTTGGGCAACTATGAATCACTTCGTCTTGATGCGGGAGCGAGAGTAATTACATCCAGCATTGATGATGAAAAGTCTTGGGGTAAATTGTGGGATTCAATTGATTCACAAATTGAAGCAAAACTCCAAGAGCTCGATGCAGAGAAGTAAATGTCTCACTGGACTCTTCTTGCGCTGTGCGCAAAAGATCCCAACAGTCATTACTGGTTTTCTTACAATCATAAAGAAGTTGAGTACGCAAAGAAAGTTTGCTCATCATGCTCGGTAAGAAAAGAATGTTTATTAAACGCATGGGCGGTTGAGCATATTTTTGGAGTCAATGGCGGGTACTCAGAGTTCGATATCATGCTAGAGACTTGGAAGGAGGCTAAGAAAGAAAATGATAAAAACTGGACAAGATCTGATAAGATACTTCAAAAGTTGTTGCGAAAAGCAAAATAAACTTTTAATCCCTGACTCTCCTCGTCAAGAGGCGGTTGCTGATTCACTGGCAAACTTTTATAAAACAGACAATTTGGAATTGGGAATTGATAGGTTTGTAAAAAGTAAGCCAGGCCCATTTCTAATATTTGATTTTGCGATAGAGTCAAGATCCTTTATTGAAAAGGCAGAGTTTGATAAGAAATCTAGTGATAAATTTAAGTCAATAGTCGAAGAGACAAAGAAGAGAATGGAGATTGAGTGAATTACGAAGTAAGGCTTCTAAATTCCATTGTTGATACGCAAGACTACACTGGCGCAGTAAATGGCGGTGTTGAGAATGTATTTCTAGAGTACAGAGATGTGTGGAACTTTATTGTTTCTCACTATGAATCTCACAGCAAGGTGCCGTCAAAAGAGACTATTAAGCAGCATCATGGCGATTTTGAGTTCATCCTGACTCCAGAGCCCCTTGCTTATTATATTGATGAAGCGAAGAAAGAGTCTCTCTCTTATCAAACAAGAGGGATTGTCGCTAAGGCACACGGGCTCATCAATGAGTCAGGACCGAAAGAGGCGCTATCGTTTTTGATGGAAGAGACTTCTAAGCTTTATAAGTTCTCCTCTAATCTCAAAGACACTGATCTTGCTGGTGAATGGAAAGATCGGGCTAATGACTTGAGGGCGCGATCTCTTAACCCTAAGAAAATTGCTGGAGTCCCAAGTGGGATTGATGTTATTGACAAGGTGTTTGGTGGTTGGCAACCCGGCGACTTTATAGTACTGCTCGGTTGGACTGGTGTTGGTAAGTCATTCATTGCAAGACTATTCGCTGTCAACGCATGGAAAGCTGGCTACAGACCGTTGATCATTTCTCTTGAAATGAATAAGCAACAAGAGGGGCAGAGACTGGATACATTGCTAAACAATGGGGAAGGTCACTTTACCAATACCGATTTAATCAAGGCAAACCCAGGCATTGTCGATGGATATGAAAAGTGGGCTCAGAGTACATTTGACGGTAAGCATGCTATTCATCTTGTTACATCAGAGGGTCTTGAGACTGCTGACCAAAACATGGTGCAGGCGAAGATTGATCAGTATCACCCTGATATGGTAATTCTTGACTACCACAGCCTCTTTGATGATTCAAGCGGGGCTAAGAATGAGACCGAGAAAGCAAAGAATTTGTCTAAGGCATTCAAGAGGATTGCTGTTAAAAATGGTATTCCGATTATCGATGTTGCGGCAGTAACAATGTCGGAGGGACACTCTGAACGCCCGCCTGAGCTGGAAGAGGTTGCATGGAGTAAGCAATTGGCTTATGATGCCGACCTTGTTCTTGCGATCCATAGAGAGCCATCCTCGGACCTGTTCCAAGTAGTATCTAGGAAAGTTCGCCGCGCATCCCATTTCGGGTTCTATCTCAGATGGAACTTGGAGACTGGTAAGTGGGTGGAAGAGTGGGATATCTAATGACCATTATTGCCGAGGGAGAGGTTAATGATATTGAAACACTTAACAGGATACGAGGGTGGATTGAAGACGAGGCCCGTGGTAAATATGGTAATTTTGAAAAAACTACTTTAACAACAGATTATGATGCGACTAGAAATGTCTATCAATTTAAACTCCACATCTAACTCGATAGAGTCAGAGATATTGTCTTTGTTCAGCAGTTACAATGTTGCTGTTCAAAGCGCTACTGGCGAAGAGTTGAATGTTTACTGCCCGTTCCATAGAAACACCCATAGTGCCGCTATGTATATAAATGTAAGGACAGGACTATGGCAATGCTTCAACCCATCTTGCGGGAAGAAAGGTAACTTTAGACAGCTGTATTTCAACCTAACCGGCAAGGCATATAGTAAGCATGTTGAGCTAGACAGGCATAAATTAGATCGAGATCTCAATACATACTTGTACAAGGTGGATGAGGATCAACCTTTGTCCATTGAAAATCTTGAAATTGATTACGAAAAAGATATTTCATTGTTAAGAACAATGTGCGAAAGAGGCTTGGCGATAGATACAATGATGCATTTCGAGGTTGGTTTTTCGGTTGAGAAAAACAGAGTGACCATACCCGTTAGGTCTAGTAGCCATGAAGTCGTGGGGTTGATAGGGAGAGCTGTTGAGCCATCCCAGCAACCTCGGTATCTATACAACAAGGGCTTCAAAAGGGCTGATGTGTTATTCAATATCAACAACGCAAAAAATTATAATTCAGTTATAATTGTTGAGGGCAGTGTAGACTGCATGTTTGTGCATCAGGCTGGATTTCCAAATGTCGTTGCGACACTAGGCGCTGCTGTTTCAAAAAAGCAGGGCGATATGATAAGAAGATTTTTTGATAAAATTACTTTATTTTGTGATAACGATGAGGCTGGCATGGCGATGAGATATGCTATGATAGAGATGTGCCGAGGCAAAGAAATCTCGGTAGCAAGAATCCCCGAAGGAGTTAAAGACCCTGCGGAGATGACTAAAGAGCAAATAATAAATGCAATTAACAACAAAGAAATAATTATATAGGAGACAAATATGTCATTTCAATCATTAAAATCATTAAAGGACTTAGAGAAGTCCGTAACAAAAACAGGTACAAATACTGGTCCTAAGAAATTCTTTACGGTTCAGTCAGGACAGTCATACAGAATTCGATTCCGTCAGGAGTTAACAGAGGATTCTAAAAATTACAACGATGAGACTGGGACAGCAATTAATGTCCCCGTAATTACTTCCCCAATCAACTGGAAGTGGAGAGTAGCTTCCACTGCTGGCTTGGAAAAGTATAATTATCGTTGCTGGGGTACTGAGCAATCCGCAGTGGATAAGGCATGGAGACCAAAGCCTCATCTGCTTATCAATATTGCTGTTGAAATGGAGCCGGGTGTTTGGGAACCAAGAGTTCTTGACACGACTTTCAATCAACGCCATATTGGTTTAACTCTTATTGAGTATGCTAAAGAATTTGGCACCATCACGGATCGCTTTTATAAGTATTCACGAACAGGCTCCGCTGCGTCAGATACGAACTATTCGCTAATTCCGCTGGATTCTTCAGCTGAACCACAGCAAATTACGGATTTGCCGATGCACCAATTGGATACTGTCTACTTGATGCTTCCATATGAAAAGCAACAAATGTTCCTCACCACTGGTGAAATGAAAGACTCCTGGTAGTCCGTAGCACAAAGGGGAGGGCGCAAGCCCTCCTCTTTTGCATTTTTAAGCGTAAATTAAGGATGTAATGAAATTAGTAAATAAATCCATTGTATTGGATCTTGACGGGGTTATTGCCGACATAGACAAATCGGTCTCCAACTACTTGCAGCAAGATGGTTCAGTTGACGACCCCAGTTATGCTGAGTGGTTTACAACAAACACTAAGAGCCCAGAGGCTCTAAAGTTATTTGGTAATTCTCTTTTTTGGAAAAATATTAAGCCATTCTCTGACGCTTTTTTTCAAATAAACTATTGGGCTAGTATCGGTTATGAGATCAATGTTGTCACTGCGAGGCGACAAGAAGCTTCTGTTAAAGAAGCAATGCCTTGGCTGAATAAATGGCATATCGAGATACATGAAATATATTTTGCTGAATATGGTAAGAAAATAGACATTGTAAAAAATATAGATCCCATTTTTGTAGTTGAGGATAATCCTGAAGAAATAAAAGTATTAGAAAGTTGCGGGGTGAAATGTTTCCTTAGAGCTGCATGGTATAATCAGTCTAGTTGGAACGACTTTACGACCATTG